ATGCCACCTACAGCACCCGGTAGTTTGGGTGTTGCACCCTCAAATAATTCTACAAATTTCATAGTATTTCTTTTCTAGCCTTTGCTACCATTTGTTCAGCAATAATTAGTAATTCTTCCATCTGCTCAATAGATTCACAATTCCATCTACGCAAACTCTTGTTAATGTTACTATTTGGATCTCTTGCTGTCTTAGCACTAGTTCTACTTTTCTTCATGCCCTTCATTCTAGCACAGAATGATTTACGGCGTTTAGCAGCCTTACTGCCTTTTTTAAGTTTGCTAGGTTTAGTAGTTACTGCTTTTTGAATTTTACTACCAGGATGACTACGGCGATAACTACTTACAGATTTTTTACTCATTCCACCTACACGTTTGTTATTGTGCTTTGACCAATTCTCACCTTCTTCTATACCTTGCTCATATATATTCTTATCATATACAATACCTTCATCGTCATCGCCGATTAAATCAATAATTTTTAAGCTGGTGGTGTCACTGTTATACTCTAAATCAGGTAATCCACGATATTTACTCATTGGTTTTTTGGAGTCATACCATGCTTCTCTTGCAATAGAATGTAAAAATAAAATATCCATGTCATCTTCAAATATAGAAGTTTCATAACCAAGTGCTTTAAATTGTGCTACATTTTGATTAAATATTTTAGTTTGTTCTTGTTGACTTAGTTCTGCCATTTGCCCTTGTGCGGCAGTTGGTACATGAGAACCTTCCCAAAATAATTCTAATGCAGTTTCACTTAATGCTTTAAGTTGTATGATAAGGTTTTTATTAAGTAGATTACGGGGTTGCATTGGAATAACTTCACCTTCATTTTTAGGTTTCTGATGATTCTTTTTCATGTTGATAGCAATAGCAGCCTGTTGTGCCGGACTACTTGCTTCCGCCACACCTTGCTGACCCGGCACTGTATCAACAATGTTTATCATTTTATCGGGAACTATTTGTACAGGAACATTGCCGTTGTATCCGGCGGCTTGATATGCGATAAATCTATGATTCCCATCTATTACAAAAAGTTTACCTTTGTTATTCCAAACAACTAACGGACCTAATTTCCCATTTAGTTTTAGTTGTGGTAAAAGATTGTTATTGACCCATTGAGCAACCTTTGGATCCTTCATTGACTTACTATTTTCCCACATTTGTAATTTATTAAAAGGTGCCTCAGTAACTGGCAAACTTTTCTTTATCCTGTCATCAACAGTAGCACCTTTATAAGCAGGATTTGTATAGATAGTTACTAGTTGCTGTTCAGTGCCTTCCGCTACATCTTGTTGACCAAGTGGAATGTTAGCAATGTCATTTACAGTAATATTAACTAAATTAGTTGTTCCATTTGCTAGACGAGCAAAATGCCCTTGATTGTGTAAATTCATCATTGCGTAATAAAGATAGTTTGGATCAAGAACATCAGTTCTTACAACTTTAACGCCAATCCTTGAAGGATCAAATTCTTTAACAGGCTTGCCCACTGTCTTATCACTACCCTTACGTATTAACCAAAAGTCAGCATCCTGCATATTGGTGGCAATTTTTGCTATGTCTTTCAGTCTGGTTCCTGAACTCTCTGATATAATTTCGTTAAATCTCATATTGTTATCCGTAAATAGTTGACTTTATTGCGTAGGTATGCTACACTATATCTATTATTTATCACTTTGGACTATTACTTTGACAAATCAATCTATCAAACGCATCGGCTTTGCTTGCAAATGGGCAGAAATTAATCACAAAGGTGAGATTGTTTCTGCCGAAGGTCTTAACACGGGCGGCACTACACAAGCGTGGGCAAAGCGTAATAATCGTGGTGTAGTAGAAGAAAAGATTATGGATGTTGCTAAACGTAACATTATGAATACTCATGCATTGGTTAAGCGTGTTGCTACATTAGAACCCGAATTACGTATGGTTCGTCTTACTAGCGATATGCTTAGTTTTTATACTATGGATGGCTATAAAGAATTCTGGCAAAGTACTGATGTACAAAACAGTCTACAACGTTGGTTCGCACCCATTGGTGAGACAGCTAGAGCAAATGATGTTCGGTTATCATTTCATCCGGATCAGTTTGTAGTTTTAGCAAGCGACCGTGATGAGGTAGTAAATAAGAGTATTGAAGAATTTGAATATCATTGTGACATGGTTCGTTGGATGAACTATGGCAAGACGTTTCAAGACTTCAAAGTAAACGTACATATCTCTGGTAGACGTGGCCCGCAAGGCATTAGGGATGTGTACAATAGATTGTCGCCAGAAGCGAGAAACACACTAACACTAGAAAATGAAGAATACACACATGGATTACTTGACTGCTTATCGTTATCTGACCTCGTCACTACGGTCATGGACATACATCATTTTTGGATACGTGAGGGAGAATACATTGAACCTACTGATGACCTTGTTAAAAGGGTCATTGACAGTTGGAGGGGCGTTCGTCCTACTCTACATTATTCTGTCAGTAGGGAAGATTGTCTTGTTGAACACTCCCGACATGAACGTCCCTCCCATGATGCGTTGATTGAAGCAGGTTACAGTAAACAGAAACTACGTGCCCATTCCAACTATTATTGGAACGATGCAGTGAACGATTGGGCATTGACATTCTTAGATAACTTTGATATGATGTGTGAATCAAAGGCAAAGAATCTTGCTAGTTTTAAATTATATGAAAGATACAAATGTTTGAAAAATTAAAGAACTTATTTAAAAAGCAAGAGGTTGAACCTGTTGTTAAAAAAGAACCTAAGCCTAAACAACAGAAACCTCCTACTCCTGAACTTACAGAAAAAGAAAAAGCAACATCGGCAGGTGAACCCTACATTGCTATTACTAAAGTAGAAATCAATCCTGAGAATATTAATGATGGTGCATTTGATTTAGATTTTAATGACAAGTTTGTATTGAATTTAATTAGAGCAGGTTATAAACAACGTGATGATGATACAGATGTAATCATCGTGGATCGTTGGTTTCAAACAGTTTGTCGCAACGTGGCCTTAGAGATGTATGAACAGCAGGTTGCAGATCCAGAAAATCGTGATGCAAGAGTTATCCGCACTAAGGATTTAGGTAACGGTAGAACAGAGGTAAGTTAATGTTTAATAATATTTTTTTGAATAACCCGGATTTTTATTTTGATTTGGGATCTATTGATCACCACACCAAAATATATAAAATTTTACGTGATAATAAAATAAGTAAAATGTACGCTTATGCTGTGATGTATAGAAAAAGTTTCATTGAATATGAATTTTTGAAGATTGGTCAAAGTTGTCCAGAACCCGGTGAGGCTACTGAAAAGGCTGTAGGCGAACGTTTAGGTAGACAGCTTGCTTGGTTTGATGGATGGGGTTATGAAAAGTCAAAAAGCTCCCATGGTGCAGATTTTTATTTCAACACAATGGTTGAAATTAAAAATGGTAATTTACCTATCTATTTGAATGATAAGAAATACTTGAGCATAGGTGTGTGGAATATTGATAGTAGGGCATCTACTGTGGGTAATTTTATTCGTAAAGACCGAGATATGACTGAATGGGTTGAAGGAGAATTGGCAAACCAACATAAAAAACAAAAACATTGTTTACCCTTACTCAACTACAAAGACCCTACTAGGAATTATTCTTATGTTAATTGTAATGTAAATATGAATCATTTCTCAACGTTATTTTCTTATTAATCAGAGAATTCACAAAAATTTGACATTAAATGGTTTTGGGTATATAATACATAGTATTGAAGCTAATAAAGAGGTTAAAATGTCTCATCAAGAGTTTGAAAGCAATGTGTCTTACTTAGTTCGACCGTTGTTAAATGACAACGAACACGCAGGATTTTTTGCTGATACTGGCACATTGTTTGCTGAATGTTCAGAAGTAACTGCCCGTAGTATTTTTCATAAATTAAGCAAAGAATTTGGTGTAGGAAAAGTACAAATTAATGGTCCTATAAACGGTGAATACTCCTACGATTTTGAATAATTTGACATTTAATGGAACTTATGCTATAATAATTGTATTGATTAATTAAAGGGGTCATTATGGTAGTCGCTATTATTAGCAATCTTCCGATATCAGAATTAGAAAAAGCACGGGTTCATTATAAGCTTATCGCTAAACTAGTAGATAAGAAATTAAGAATCCGTTATCGTGGTCCACGATATGATACAATGCGTCTGTATACCTTAAAAAGGCATGCTGTTCGTTTTAGTGTTTATTTAGATTAAAAGAACATATGGGCGGTAAATCTGATGATATTCGCTATGCTTCGGAAATTCCAACTGTATTAGCGTGGGATCCAGCATATTCAACTATTGAATTTAAAAAAGCTAAACACATTGCTCTTTCAACAAATCCAGACAAATATACAAAAAATTGTGTTAAGGCCAAAAGTCATAAGGAAACTATCGTAGCTGATATGATACACCGTGGTTTTACTACTGTTGAAAAAATTAGTTGGCAGGCTAATAACAATAGAAACGATAATGGATCACCTGCTGACGTGGTGTATGAGGGTAACGAAATTGGTGGTGTCTCAGTCAAAGATGGTTCAGATATTGTTCTTAACTCCGGTCTTGCTGACTTTAGTGTAACTACCGGTCGACCCAGGAGTATGGATCTTTTTAGACACCTTGCTACTATTGAATTTGATAAGTTGTTTTACAAAGTTACATATGATTGTATTAATCAGTTGGCAGTGGGACAAACTTGGACACAAGACCGTGAAGTAGGTTATGGTAAATACTCAATTACACGTTTATCTGAAAATCACTTCAGACTTAAGTTTGGTAACGGTAGTAAAATTTTTACTAGTACAGAATTATTATTGTGGAAAACGTTTAGTAAAAAAGGAATTGAAAAATCAATTCCGGGTAAATGGAGACGTGTATTTGGTGACTATTATCAAGGTTCTAAAAAGCTTTATAGAGCCGAAAGAGATGCCTTGTACAAAGTTTTGTATCCAAAACTTGAAGATTTGTGTAGACAAATTATTATGTCCGATCCAGATAAGCTATGTAGAATAGGAGGCTTTACACAAAAGTCTCATTATGTCAGTGACTTACACAAAGATAAAATTTACTTTGTTCCAAAGAAAGCCGACATGATGAACAAACTTGAACTAACAATTATTAACAAAGAAGCAGATAAAACATTTGGATCTGGATTTGAATTGGGATGTGAGATTAAAGTTGTAGGTACAAAAGAATGCGCTACATTAGATTTTTATGTATGCTATAATGGCGGGACCTTTAAGGGAGGACCTGTTATTAAGATTCAAAACTTTCAGGGTAAAGAAAAACTTTGGACTAGTATTAGTTGAGCAATAAATAACATAAAGGTATAATAAAAGTATGTTTCCATATATAGGCGGTAAAGCACATCACGTAGGTTGGTTAGACCCATTGTTCCCGAATAAATTTGATAAATTTGTAGAAGTGTTCGGGGGCGCAGGTTGGGTTAGTGTAAAAAGCAAAAAAGTAGAACAAGCTACTACTAGAATTTATAATGACTTTAATCCATTACTGGCTAACGTATATGAATGTTTTAGAACAAATCCTACAGGTCTTTTAGCTAAAATGAATGCTACTCCTAAGAGTGATATCAATGTGTATAAACAATATCAACAAGAACTATTTGGGACACTTGACTGGACTAATGTAACATTAGGAGATATTGATTTAGCTGTAAAATACTTATATTTACAAACACAAGTATTTGCTGGTACACCACTAAGCACTACTAATGTTCCTTATTTTACAGAAACAAAAGCAGGTGGAAAATATCCTAGCAAGTATGATACCCTTAAAAAGAAACTAGGTAAAGATGTTTTGGTAAAACGACTACAACAGATTACAGCAGTTGAACAAATGGATTGTATTGATCTTATAAAAAAACATGATAGCAAGGATACATTCTTTTATGTAGACCCTCCCTACTACAAAATGGAATTCTACTATAGTAAAGATTTTCCTAGAGAGAAGCATCAAGAACTAGCTGATGTATTGGCTAATATTAAGGGTAAGTTTGCTCTAAGCTATTATGACTTTGATGAACTTAAAAAGTTTTATCCTGAAAACAAGTTTACATGGCATCGACAGGGTGTTTATAGAAGTGCGGCCACTCGCAGTGGTAACAATAAAGATTACAAAGAAAAGAGTAAAGGTACAGAAATTTTAATTATGAACTACAATCCACCTGTAGTTGTACCAAAAGTTATTAAAACAAAAAAAACTGACACTAAAAAAACTGACACTAAACTAGACAGCAGTTTATTTGTTTACTCCTGATATTGACAATAAAAGTAAGTTGTGTTATACTTCAATTATGAACGAAAAAGTTGAACTTTACTGTACCCAAAATGACGAAGGTCACTGGTTGGTGTGGTTTCCTCATCAACTAGGGGGAATGGACGTATTGGAAACATTTGACAACGAGGCTGATGCTAGAGCCTTTCACACACAACAAATAGCAGATGCCGACTATTCAGCCTAACCTTACTCTTACCAAACAACAAAAACAAATGTGGACTATCTTAATGGATAGCTACTGTGACGAAGCTTGGGAAATGCTGGAAGATATGAAGGGCAAAAGATTTAGTCATAAAAAAGCAAATGACCATCTTACTTATATTATGAATAATTGGCCAGATGAAAAGGTATGTAGAACCGTAAAAACCTGGCTCACACACACTAACATTGACCCTAGTAAATTATTTTCTGCAACAGAATTTAACAATAAGTATAGTCGGTATATTTATGAACATCAAAAACCCTTTCAATTATGGCCTAAACCCTAATAATTTGACAAAAACTAAATAGTAGTATATAATAGACACATGAAACAAAAATACGCACTTATGGATACCGCAAATCTTTTCTTCAGAGCCCGTCATGTTGCTTCACGCAACAGTGATCCAGAGGAGAAAGTAGCGATGGCCTTACATCTTACATTAGCATCATGTAATCAAATAGTTCGCAAATTTGGCATTGATCACGTTGTGTTCTGTACCGAAGGTAGGTCATGGCGTAAAGATTACTATGCGCCGTACAAAAAGAATAGAATTGTAGATACACAAGCACAAACAGAAGCAGAGAAAGAAGAAAACGAACTATTTTGGACCACATACGAAAAGTTTGTAAATTTTTTACGTGAAAAAACTAACGTAAGTGTCCTACGTGACCCTAAGGCAGAAGCTGATGATTTGATTGCACGTTGGGTGGCACTTCATCCAGAAGATGAAAATTTTATAATTTCCAGCGACACAGATTTTTTACAATTAATTTCCGAAGGGACAAAAATTTACAATGGTATCACTAATCAATTGATTACACTTGATGGTTACTTTGATGATAAAGGTCGTATTGTCAAAGATAAGAAAACAGGTGAACCAAAACTGTTAGGTGATCCACAATATTTAAAATTCCTTAAGATAATGCGGGGAGACAGCACGGATAATGTATTCAGTGCTTATCCGGGCGTGAGAGAGAAAGGTAGTAAAAACAAAGTTGGATTGATGGAAGCCTATGCCGACCGTAATAAACAAGGCTACTCGTGGAACACGGTGATGCTTAGCCGCTGGCTAGACCATAATAATTTGGAACATCGGGTGCGTGATGATTATGAGAGAAATAAAATATTGATTGATCTCACCTGTCAACCGGATGAAATTAAACAATCAGTAGATAAATATATCCGTGAAGGTGTTCGCACAACTATTACTCCTCAAGTAGGAATTCATTTTATGAAATTCTGTGCTAGGTACGAACTTACAAAGATTTCAGAAAATGGAGATTATGCGAAATGGTTAAATTCGCCATATAAGGGAAGTTTAGTAAAATGATTAAAAAAGTATGGACTGTTGATTTACAAGAAGATCCAATTACATCAGACATGATATTGGAGTTTCCGCCCGAAGTGTTAGAGCAGGTAGGATGGCGTGAGGGCGATTCATTAATTTGGAAAGATAACGGAGATGGAAGTTTTATGTTAACTAAACAAGAAACAGAATGGGTGTTAGTAGAATGTGTTAGTACATTTAGAAATCGTTATATGGTTGAAGTTCCCAAAGGTACTGACGACTATGGTAAAGATAAATCACTGTGGGCATTAGATACAGTAACAATGGAAGAAGCCAAAGAGTTTAGCCAAGAGTATTTGGGTGAACAGATTGTAAGCCATCGTGTACTTACGTATGATGAGGCTATTGCTTTATCTGACACAGATAATGATTATACTACAGCATGGGATAATGATACCAAAGTTAAAACCTTTTTCACAACATTAGCGGATCAGGAACATGAATAACCGAATTAAAGAATTGATTACACAAGTAGGGACCGACGTAAGTGGTAAATGGATGAACGTTGATAATTTAGAAAAGTTTGCTGAATTGATTGTGCAAGAATGTGCCGAGATTGCTGATACTGCGGAACCCTATAAATCGTCTGACCTAATTAAAAAACATTTTGGAGTTGAAGAATGAACAAACGTATTGGACCTATCACATTGGACTGCGAAACAGCAGATCGCATTACCTTGTTGAATTTGAAAGAGTACAAGAGTTATCTCACAAAAGAGTTAACTGTTTGGCGTAAGAATCCTTTGACCGAAGATAATCCAGATGGTGTTTGGTTACATCCCGAGGATGTTACCGGTAATATGGCAGCTATCAACGCACTAAATATAATCATTAAACATTTTAAAGTTGAAGAATGACCTTTACTACTACAGACAAAACTATTAAAACTATACGTAAGGATGATCCGGATTTTATAATTGACAATGGTATTATTATGTCACCCCGTGCTGGATTTGAAATCAGCAATGATTGTCCCAGACAATATAAGTTGATGATTACAGAAGCTATAAAAAATGGTTGGTTAAAGCCTGTAGCCTACATAAAATAATCAGAATTTACTTGGGAAAAATTAGGAGAATGAAATGAATAGAGATTACAAAAACTTACAATACATTTTAAACAAAACACCAGATGAATTACATGAGTGGTGGTACTCATTGGATGATGAGGATCAGGCATATGCTATGGAAATTATTATAGAATATCGTAAAATGCTAGATGAACCTCTAGTAGA